TTGAACGCCGAGTTCACACCCGCACTGTAATAAGACCCCACCGTCCCCGGCAAGGTCAAGCAAGGTCCATAGGGCGAGGTCGAGGCGCCCGGGAAGTACTGGGACTGGAGGCTGAGAGCGAGTGTTGGCGTTCCGGTTATGTATGCGGGTTGGGACGTACCGAAGGGTGCTGCAGCCGGTGTGAAACCGGAAGGTCTCGTCGCGGTCGTTGGAACGATGCCACCCGACCAAATGCGAACATCGGCGACGTTGCCTGTAAAGTTGGATCCTGGATAATTTTGACCTATATACACGTTGGACGCGGCGAGAAGGGCCGGTAGAGATCCTGCGGTCGTCGAATAGGTAGTCTGTGTTCCGTTGACCCAGATGTTGGCCTTGGTGGCGAGTCCGGGTGTGAGAGAAACAGCCACGTGATACCATGTACCGGCAGAGAGCGGAAGGGATGAGGCGGTTTGTGTACCTCCACCGGAGCAATTGAAAACTAGATAATTGCTCGATAAGAAGAAATTCCATAGCTGGGTGGACGTTCCCACGGCTGCAATCATCCCAGCACTCGTCACCGCTGGATTTATCCACGCCTCTATGAAAACATTGGCCGTGTTTGTAGGTATGAGAGCGACGGATGATCCGGCATTCTGGAAATTGACGCACGAACTCGTCGTCCCCGGCAAGTAAAGAGCCTGTGTGATCGTCCCCGTACTCGTGTTCGCGACAATAGAGGCTGCGTTCGACAAGTAATTATTAATCAGCGAAGTGGTCGTGGTCAGAGGCACGGACCCCGTGACGTACTGCGTCACGTCCAAAGAGCCGGCGGGCACGCGCTTGGCCACCACATAGTTATTCGATGAAGCGTCCGACGTCACCGTCACGTTGCCCACGAAAGAGGTGTTGCCGTTGACCGTCAGGGTCTCTGTCAGAGATGTGGGGATGACACCACCGATACCGACGGGGCCGCCGTTATAGTAGACGGAAGTACCCTGCTGGATCCATGGGTCGGTTCCGGTGGAGATGTAGCCGCCGATGGGTTTGATGGAGACAAAGGTCGAGACGTTCGAAAGAGCGACGTTACCTGTGACGGTTCCGGGGAAGGAACACTCGACGAAGTAAACGTTGGAGATGTTGGTGATGTTGAGAGGAAGCTGGATGGCGGTCGTGGGATCTTGGGTATACATGGGGGCATAAGAGAACAAGTACGCTGGCGTAGTTGTTCCGGGCGCAAGCGTGTCACTCGCGAGCGACCCAACCTGAAACTGAACGGGCGTGTTACCGACGGTATTCAGACACAAATTAACTTCATAAATTCCAGTCTGATTCACCTGGAAATTGCCGTTGGCCGTGACGGCCAAAGAGGTTGAAGTGCCATTGACGGTCCAGCCGTTTGCGGAGGTCAGGGTCAAGCGGTACGCGTTAGAGCTGTAAACGCCCGACAAATTGGAAGACCCGACGCAATTGGCCAACAGAGCAGAGGCGACACCGGTTGCGGAGGTCAGGTAATTGCCAAAAGGGGCAACCTGGACGTATGTGCCGTACGCAGACCCGGCGGCGGTCGTCGAGCGCGTGGGATACAGAACGGTCGGAGCCGCAACGGCCGTCGACAGAAACACGTCGAGGTAATAGTACTGGGTGATATCCGTGACGGTCAGGGGCAAGGTGACGACGTGGGAAGGTGAAGCGCCCGTCGGGTAATTGTAGACGTAGTCGTAACCTGCGGTGGCCGTCACGACCGGGGGGAAAGTCGCGGAAGACGTCTTACCGACGGCAACCTTGACGGCGGGTTGGTCGCCCGCGATGACGCAGGTCACTTGGTACAGACCGGTGGTTGCGAACTTGAGCATGCCCGAATTGTAAGTGAACTGGGTGACGGACTGGGTCGCCTCGGGCGTGAACCCCGTGAGATTCAGGTGGTAGCCAGCGATGCCTGGACCGGCCGTACCGGTCGAAAAGGCGGCTGGGAGGGTATTGGACGCGGCGTATGTGAAGAGAACGCCCTGGGACGTTCCCGAGCCAGAACCGACGGAGCCACCCGATGAGAAGATGTTGCCGTTGACGACGAGGTTGCCCGTGAGGTACACGTTGCCAAATCCCGAATTGGTCGAGAGATTCGAGGCCATGATGATGTTGTTGGTGATGAGGTTGGAGGCGATGCGCAAGTTGGCGATGTTCGCGTCGCCCGTGACGTTGAGGGATACGATGTTGCCCGTAGAGATGTTGGCCGTGAGAACGTTGGCATTCGACAAAAAGGCTGTACCAGAGACGTTGAGGGAGGAAATGTTGCCTGTCAGAACGTTGGCAGACGTCAGATTGGCCGTCAGAACGTTCGCATTGCTCAAAAAGGCGGTACCGGAGACGTTGAGGACGGAAATGTTGCCGGTCAGAACGTTCGCAGATGTCAGATTGGCCGTCAGAACGTTGGCATTCGACAAAAAGGCTGTACCGGAGACGTTGAGGGTGGAAATGTTAGCGGTGAGAACGTTGCCCGAGGTCACATTGGCGGTCACGATGTTGGCCCGTGAAAGGGTCGTGAAGCCAGAGACGTTCAGGGTCGTGACGTTATCGGTCGTGACGTTGGCAGAGGTGATGTTCGCCGTGAGGACGTTGGCAAATGTGAAGGAGGCGAAGGATGAGACGTTGAGAATCGTGACATTGGCCTGAGAACTGACGTTGAGGGACGAGACGTTTATGGTGGGTGCATTGACGTTCGTAGATGCGGTCAGGACGGTGACTGATGCGGTGTTCAAGCCGACCAGGGCGCCGTAAAAGCCAGTGGTGGCGATCGCAGTCGCTGCATTGGAGACGGGGGTGGTGACTATAGGGGCATAGACGTTGGTACTCGCGGTCAGAGCACTTACGGCTGCGGTGTTGGCGCCTGCCAAAACACCGTAAAAGGCTGAGGACGTTGAGACTGACCCTGTGATTGAGACCCCCTGAGCAAAGGTGACCGGCCCTGCAAAGCTCGAGGTGCCGGTACCGTTAACTGCGGCATTGCCGACAGTCACGACGTCACCAAAATTGGTGATTGTCGGCATTACATTTTACGGAGAGTTTTTTCGGCGCTGGGCCCCGTAGGGTCCCTGGAGTTCACAAAAATCAATGAAACCCACTTCGTGAAGATTCATTGATTTTTGTTGAGGGGACGGCACTCACTTGGTCTAGGGCCCGAAGGGTCCCTGGAGTTTCAGAGCGGCCTCAGAGTCACATAGGAACCCGTGTACCCTTCGGCGGTCACGTTCGTGTAGGCCGTCTTGTGTATATTCTCACCAGTCTTTCTGACGGCCTCGTAATCTACGAAATAGTACTTGCTCGTGGAATCCACGTAGAAAGGAATCTGAACAGGAATGGACGGGTCCTGGCCCACGGAGATTCTGTAACAGTAAAGCCAGACGCCCGGATCCGCGAGGTTAGAGTGGACGTCCGCCGTGTTGGAGCTCAGAGCTATGGTTTTGATGTTGTTGTCGGACGTGAGAACCACCGTGAACTGGTACGGGCCGGTCTGATTGAAGCGGAAGCCGCCGTTGGCCGTCGGGCCGGTGATCAGAGGGTTGGAACCGTAGGTGGTCCATGAGGCTATGGGGTTTGGAGAAAACAAGGTGAAGAGGTTGGACGTGATAGAACCTGCGATATTTCCAGACCAATTTCCAGTGGAATTTAGGGTATAAGTGGCGTTGAGATTCATGAAGAGGCCCGAGGAGACGGGGATGACGCCTGGTGTGGCGATGCTTGCCACGTTGAGAGTCTGGAGGTTCGAGTTGCCCGAGACGGTCAGCCCCGTGAGAGTCCCGACCGAAGTGATATTCCCTTGGGCGGTCTGTAGTTGGGACGCGGAGAAGGCGCCTATAGTCACGTTTGCGGTATTCAGGTTACTCAGAGCCGATGCGTTTCCAACGAACAGGTCTGCCAGCGAGACCCCCTGAACAGAAAGGGAGGTCAAAGTGCCTACGGATGTGATATTGGGTTGCGAAGCAACGGTCACTGATTGCGCCGTAGGGACGGTCGAGACGTTCGCGCCGTTCACGTTGGACAAGGCGGAGGCGTTACCTATGAACAGGTCTGACCGTAAGACCCCCTGAACGGTCAGGGAGCTCAAAGTGCCTACGGACGTGATGTTGGGTTGAGCAGGTTGAGAGACGACCAGAGCGACGTTAGCGTTGGCGACGTTACCAACGAGCACACTGCTCAAGACGTTGGTGAGGCCGTTGCCCTGACCAGTAAAGAAGGTGGCTGTGATGTTGCCGGATGAATAAAGACCCGTGAGAGTACCTACGGACGTGATATTGGGTTGCGAAGCAACGGTAACAACCCCGGACGTGGGGACGGTCGAGACGTTCGCGCCGTTCACATTGGACAAGGCGGAGGCGTTTCCTATGAACAGGTCTGACCGCAAGACCCCCTGAACGGTCAAAGAGCTCAAAGTACCCACGGACGTGATGTTGGGCTGGGCAGGCTGGGAGACGACCAGAGCGACGTTAGCGTTGGCGACGTTTCCAACGAGCACACTGCTCAAGACGTTGGTGAGGCCGTTGCCCTGTCCAGTGAAGAAGGTGGCTGTGATGTTACCCGACGAGTAAATACCTGTCAGAGTCCCGACCTGCGTGATGTTGGGCTGGAAAGGTTGAGACACGACCAGAGCGACGTTAGAGTTTGCGACGTTTCCGACGAGCACGCTGCTCAAGACGTTGGTGAGGCCGTTGCCCTGTCCAGTGAAGAAGGTGGCTGTGATGTTGCCCGACGAGTAAAGACCGGTCAGAGTACCGACCTGCGTGATGTTAGGCTGGAAGGGCTGGGAGACGACCAGGGCGACGTTAGAGTTTGCGACGTTACCGACCAGGTTTGAGGAGTTGATGTTCGAAAGACCTGAAGCGTTACCTGTAAACAAATTTGAGTTTAGAATTCCTGCGACGATGAGCCCTGTGAGCGTACCTAATGACGTGATATTCCCTTGAGAAGCGACGGTGACACTCTGGGCCGTAGGGACGGTCGAGACGTTCGCGCCGTTCACGTTGGACAGACCCGATGCGTTCCCTGTGAAGAGACTTGCTTGCAAGACTCCCGACACGGTCAGGGAGCTCAAAGTCCCTACGGACGTGATGTTTGGCTGGGCCGGTTGACTCACGACCAGGGCGACGTTGGCGTTGGCAACGTTACCAACCAGGACAGAGCTCTGGATGTTCGAAATTCCGTTACCCTGTCCGTATATGATTCCGATGTTGGAGACGGACGAGACGTTGAGCGCCGTGGCCGATATGAAAGGGATGGTCAAAGTGTCAAAATTGAACGTAGTATTGGTTGAGTTTGACGTGAACCCATTTGCGTACACGTCCGTCAAGTTGGAGACGCCCGTGACGTTGAGGGCCGTGAGCGTCCCGGTGCGCGTGATGTTCCCCTGAAGAGGCTGGGAGACGACGAGGGCGACGTTGGCGTTGGCGACGTTACCCACCAAGTTGGACGAGTTGAGATTTGAGAGACCAGATGCGTTACCTGTAAAGAGATTTGAGTTTAGAATTCCAGACACGGTCAAGGAAGTCAAAGTACCTACGGACGTGATATTGATCTGTGCAGGGTTGGTCACGACCCCAGACGTGGGGACGGTCGAGACGTTCGCACCATTCACGTTGGACAGACCGGAGGCGTTTCCGACGAACAGGCCCGCCTGTGAGACCCCGGACACAGTTAACATCGTTAACTGCCCCACGGACGTGATGTTGGGCTGAGAGGGGTTGCTCACAACCCCGGCCACATTGGCGTTGGCGACGTTGCCAACGAGCACACTACTCAGGACGTTTGTGAGGCCGTTACCCTGACCAGTAAAGAAGGTGGCTGTGATGTTACCGGACGAATAAAGACCCGTGAGAGTTCCGACCGACGTGATGTTGGTCTGGGAAGGAGTAATCACGGATTGCGACGTGGGGACGGTCGAGACGTTCGCGCCGTTCACGTTGGACAAGGCGGAGGCGTTCCCCGTGAAGAGATCTGCTTGCAAGACGCCCGAAATGGTCAGGGAGGTCAGGGTCCCTACGGACGTGATATTGGTTTGGGCGGGGTTGGTTACGACCCCGGCGGTGGGGACGGTCGAGACGTTCGAGCCGTTCACATTGGACAGACCCGAGGCGTTACCGACGAGCAGGCCTGCTTGTGCGACCCCTGAGACGGTCAGAGAGGTCAAAGTGCCCACACTGGTGATGTTGGGCTGGGCAGGCTGAGAGACGACCAGGGCGACGTTCGCGTTGGCGACGTTGCCAACTAACACACTGCTCAAGACGTTGGTGAGCGCGTTACCTTGGCCCGCAAAGAAGGATGCCGTCACGTTGCCCGACGAATAAAGACCCACGAGGGTGCCGACCTGCGTGACGTTGGGCTGGAAGGGCTGGGAGACGACCAGGGCGACGTTAGCTTGGGCCACATTTCCCACCAAATTTGAAGAATTTAGGGAGTAAATTGCCGCCCCATTTGCAGTGACGTTCGAGACGGAGATGGATTGGGGGAGGTCGGTGCTCGTGAGTGGGCGAAATGAGGGTGGACCAGCTGATCCCACGGCGGGACCGGCAAAAACCCAGTTGTTGGTCGTCGTGGCCGTTCCTGTACCGCCGGAGGCTATGGAGAGGGGCGTCCCTAGGGCCAGCGTATCGACTATGGCGCCACCCGCGACCGTGAGAGCGTACCCTGGACTCGACGTGGTGTGGATACCCACGTTTCCCTCGGGGTCTATGACCATGGCCAGGGTCTGAAAATCCCAAAACTCGGCGACGTTGTGCGTATGGCCAGGTCCTCCGCCCTCGGACTGTGTGACCTTGAGAGCCGTGGCGGTGCCGGCGTTGTTGATGGTCAGGGCGTTCGTGGTCTGCGTGTTGGTGGCTGTGATTGTAAAGTTACCGGTGACGATGAGATTTGCGATGGCGACGTTGCCAAAGGTGGTGAACCCCGCTGTCGACACGATATTCCCTAAATGGAGGGCATCGCCCCTGACCACGAGGTCTTGGGTCGACGTGCTCGACAGGACGTTCAGGGAACCCTGGACGTTGCTGTATCCCATCTCTAATAAAGTGCCAGAGTTTATTAGAGATGAGCTTTACGTCGCAGGCGGGAGGTCGTGCGTACCTCACGGCATCCGGCGGCGGTAAGACTTATATGACGTATACGTTACCGAGCGCCGCCGCCTCCATCTTGGGCAACGTGATAAGCTCGAACGTGTACACCGCGGGGCGCCAACCCGACACGAGCGTAGCAGGTCAAACGACATATTCTAATGGGGCGAGCTACACGTACACGACATTTGGAACGAATATCCGTTTGACACCGGCGACGACGGGTCTCACGGTGTCTACGTACTTCACGTACACGGCAGCTCCCTACGGAGGTGAAGGTATATGGTCGTGTCGTCTTACATCGAACGTCGATGTCGTCGCGTATGCTCGACAGACCGGCTCTTCAGACACAATTTTTGCAGCATATAATTCAAATATATCGGCTCAGTCAACGTTCGTTAACATTCCACAGGTCACGGGGTATACGGGAAACCGAGCCGCGTGGGTCGCGGGCCGAAAGGATCACATCGTCTTTACATTTAGTAACGCGACACCCGTCGTGGGACGCATGTACGTCAACGGCGTTCTGAACGCGACAGCAACGTCATCAAACACGACATTCGTCCCGCCCGACGGCGACTATACGTGTTACGTTCCTGGAAACGGGTACGGCCCCATAGACTCTAACATGTCCGTTTACGATTTCCGTATCGTAAATGGAGTTCTTTCGGATTCGCAGGTGATGATGCTGTACCGGGCCGTTTCGAGACTCACATGAGAGCCTTGCGAAAAGGCTCCTTGAGATACTCTGGAGCTGGATACTCGTCCAGGGTCGCGAGGAGCTTTGCGCGAATCTCTTCGGTGATCCGGATCTCCTTATCACCGATGGCCATGAGATACATTCTAATGTCAAAAGAAAGCGACTCCCACTCAGACCGTGCTGAATCTTCATCACGGTCTGGGTGTTTCTCGAGCCAGTTGGCGATCCACTGGGTTTCAGCTCTCTCCATTTTATTTTTAAAATAAAAAATTTCCTTCATAAATTCCTAAAGGGGGGAGGGTCCGGGGTTTTGGGAGCCAACTCTACTATACTATTCCTAAAACCCC